TACTTCTCCTCGACCGGTGCCCAGCCCCTGCGCGAGGACTCGCGCCGCCGCTTCCCCTTCGCCGGCATCGTGTTCGAGGAGTACAACGCCACGGTCACGCTCTCGACTGGTGCGACCGAGACCCTGATCCCGGCGAATGAAGGCATCGCCTTCCCGCTCGGCACCATGGACACCTTCGTGACCTATGGGGCGCCGGCGAACCTGATCGAGACCGTCAACACCGTGGGCCTTCCGATCTATGCGCGACAGATCGCGCGGCCCGACGGCAGTGCCATCGACATCAAGACAGAGGCCTCCATCCTGCCTGTCAACAAGCGTCCGCGCTTGGCCATTCGCATCCACACTAGCAACTGAGCGGAATGAGCGTGTTCGCGCAGGCGAGCGACGACCCGTTCGATGATCCCCATCTTGCGCTCGAGGCGCTGTGGCGCGCGAACGGCGCGGGCGCCGGCATTCCTGTCCGCGTCATCCTCCGCCGTCCGGACGCGGTGGTCGGCTTCGGCGACAGCCGCGCCGTACTGCCCTCCGTGTTGATCGACGTGCGCCGGTCGGACGTTGCCGCGCCGGCCGCGGGCGACACCGTCGAGATCGTGGGCGACGTCTACGAGATCATCGCCGCGCCGGTAGCGGACAGCCTCGGGCTCGTGTGGACGTGCGAAGCCGCCAAACAGGCTTGAGCTATGCGTTTCACGCTGCAGACCTCCGATATCGCCCGCGACCTCGCGGTGACCGAAGGCGACATTGCGCGGTCCGTGACCGCCGCGATGCGCCAGGTAACGGAAGGGCTGAAATCGGATCTGCGTGCGGACGTGGTCGATTCCGGCCTGGGGCAGCGGCTCGCCAACACCTGGCGCGGCAAGACGTTCCCCGAGAGCGGCGCGAGCATCGAGGCGGCGTCGTTCGTTTGGTCGAAGGCTCCCAACATTGTGGACGCATTCAACCGCGGCGTGCCGATCATCGCGAGGAACAGGCGCTTCCTTGCGGTTCCGACACCAGATGCCGGCGTCAGCCACACGACCGTCAAGAACAAGCGGCTCACGCCCGCGATATGGGAAACCGAAACCGGCGTGAAGCTCAGGTTCGTCCCTCGCGGTCGTCACGCGCTGCTTGTCACCGATGCTCACTATGTCCGTCAGCCGCCACGCTGGCGGCGGCGAAAGTCGTTCAAGCCGATCCGCACACCGTTGATCGGCGGCCGGAGGTTCCTCGTGATCTTCGTGCTCGTGCCGATGGTCAATCCCGGCAAGCGCCTCGACATCGAAGGCATCGCGCAGCGATGGGCGAACCGCGTCGGGCCGCTCCTCGCGCAGCATTGGAGGTGACCGTGACGAGCCGCCGCGAGCAGGTGATTGAGGCGATCGTCGCGCTGATTGTCGCCGCGCTGCCGGACGCGGAGGTGAGGCGTAACCTCGCCAAGCCCGAGCGCATCCCGCCGGGCGGGCTGGTGATCGTGCGCGACGGCGACCCGGGCGAGCCGGAAGTCGTTCTGTCGCCGCTGACCTATCTCTACACGCACCGCGTTCCACTCGAGGTCGCGGTGCGCGATAGCGGCTTGCAGTCGCGCGAGCAGGCATTGGATGCGATGCTCGCCGCCATTGGAGCCGCCGTCGCAGCAAACCGCACCATCGGCGGCCTGTGCGACTTCATCGAGTCGGAGGCGCCGGCGACCGCCGACATCGAGACCTCGGGCGCGCAAGCCGTGCGCTGGGCCGATGCCGCGATCGTCGCGAGCTACGGAACGTCTGATCCGCTGAACTGATCTGGTCCATCTCAGGAGGTGTCTCATGGCTCGTGCCAGAGGCGCCAACGCCATCATGGCCGCGGCGTTCGAGACCACCTACGGCACGTCGCCGACAAGCGGCTACAAGAAGCTGCCGTTCGTCTCCTCGGCGCTTGGCGAGGAGCAGAACCTGATCGAGAGCGATCTCCTGGGCCTTGGCCGCGAACCGCTGCCGCCGAGCAAGGACGTCGCCAACAACGAGGGCGACGTGGTCGTGCCGGTTGACCTGCGCAACTTCGGTTACTGGCTCAAGCTCCTGCTCGGCGTGCCCACCACGACAGGGACCGGTCCGTACACCCACACCTACGTCTCGGGCGCGCTCGCGCTGCCGTCGATGGCGATCGAGATCGGGCTGCCCGACGTGCCGAGCTACGGCATGAACTTCGGCGTGCGCGCCAACACCATGACCATCCAGATGCAGCGCTCGGGGCTCCTCAATGCCACCATGGGCTTGATCGCGCAGGGCGAGACACGATCCGCCTCGTCCGGCGCAGGCACGCCGTCGGAGGCTGCGATCGAGCGCTTCTCGCAAGGGTTGGGCGAGATCAAGCGCAACGGCGTTGCGCTCGGCAACATCGTCTCGGCGGAGCTCACTTATTCCAACAATCTCGAAAAGGTCGAGGTGATCCGCCCGGACGGCCGGATCGAGGACGTCGAGCCCGCCATGGTCGCGGCGAACGGCAACGTTGTCGTGCGCTTCGCCGACACGACGCTGCTCGACCAGGCGATCAACGGCGCGCCGTGCGAGCTGTCGTTCGGCTGGGAGATCGACGCGGATCGGTCGTTGCTCTTCACGCTGCACGAGGTCTACCTGCCGCGCCCGAAGCTGCCGGTCAGCGGCCCGGGCGGTGTGCAGGCGACCTTCGCCTTCCAGGCGGCCAAGGACCCGGCTCTGGCGAATACGATGACCGTCGTGCTCGTCAACGACGTGCCGACATACTGAGGCGACGATGCTGAAGCTTTCCATCGATCGCGAGCCGTTCTGGCTCGACGTGATGCCGGGCGTGCGCATCAAGCTGCGGCCGGTCACGGTCGCCGCGATCCTCGCGGCCCGCGCAGCCGCCGCCGAGGTGCTGCGCAAGGGCGGCGAGGATGCGGAAACGCGAGCGGGCTTCGCCTTCACGCGCGGGCTCGCGCGCTCAGGCATCGTCGAGTGGGAAGGCATCGGGGACAAGGACGGCAACCCGGTCGCCCCGACGCCGGAGGCCATCGACGCCGCGCTCGAATGCTGGCCGGTTTTTGATGCGATCGACCGGTTCTACGTCGCGCCGGTCCTGCTGCAGGCCGAAGAAAAAAACGCCTGATCGCCCTCGCCGAATGGCACTTCGGCGGTGGCGACGGCTACTGCGCAGCGTGTCCAGAGACCTGCGCCGAATGCCCCTATGTCCGCAACGCGCCACGGACGCCTGAAGGGATCGCATCCTAGGAAGTCATCCGGCGCGCGGCGGGCCAAGTCCGCGTCGCGGCGGGCGGTGTCTACGCGATGGACTTCGGCGCGGTGTTGATCTTGGCCTCCGCGATGGGCGCGCTCAACCCGCTGCTTGCCAAGGTGCTGCCCGAGATCGAGCCGATCGTCGTGCGCGCCTACGCCAGGAATGCCGACTGAATGAGCACCACGCAGGTATCGATCCGCCTCAATATCGAGGGCAAGGCGGACGTCAAGCGCGCTTTCGACGAGGTCGCGGTCAGCGGCACGGCCGCATTCCGTGGCATCGCCTCCGCCATGGATGCGGCTGGCGCCGCCACCGACCGCGAGACGCAGCGCTTGCAGCGCCTTGCGCAGGCGGCGAAGCAGGCAGCGGCCGCCGAGCAGGCGCAGCGCGCATTCAACCAGTTCCTTGGGATCGGCACCGCGCCGCCGAAGTCTGCGCGCGAGTCGGCGGCTGTTTTCGAAGAGGCTGCAAAGGCAGCGGAAGATCTCGAACGGCGTACTGAGGCGCTGCGCGCGCAGATCGATCCGCTGGGCGCGGCGCAGAAACGGCTCAACGCCGAGCTCGCTGAGGCCGACGCGCTCTTCAAGGCGGGCGCGATCACCACCAAGGAGCAGGCCGCTGCGCATGCGCTCGCGCGTCAGCGGTTCGAGGCAACCGCCCGTGCGCTCGGCGCGGTTGGCGGCCAATCCCAGTTGACGGCCGCTCAGCTCTCGAACCTGACGTTCCAACTCAACGACGTGATTGTCGGGCTCGCGTCCGGCCAGCAGCCCCTGACCGTGCTGATCCAGCAGGGATCGCAGATCGCGCAGGTGATGGGGCCGGCCGGTCTTTCCGGCACGCTGAAGGGGCTGAGCCAGGCGCTTGCGTCGATCCTCACGCCCGCGCGGCTTGCGGGCGGCGCGATCGCGGCGGTCGCCATCGGCGCGGTGACCGCCTGGAACGCGTGGTTCGAGAGCCAGCCGAATGTCGTGACCGCGCTCGCCGGCGCGGGACGGATCGCCGGCGCGACGGTCGGCGACATCAACCGGATTGCGGAGGCTGGCGCCGCCGCCGGCAGGGTGTCGGCTGCTTCCGCGCGCGAGATG